AATAAATCGCCCACCGAAGTGGGCGATGTAACAAAGACATCGCCTACGATCTGATTAGCCGCCAGTATTGATGTTGTTTGGGCTGGCAGTGGATGTCTGAGCACCGCCAACGACAGGGCCGGTATTGCCAGCAATGACGCTGGTATTGGCCGCCGTCGCATGCGCCACTTGAAGCACGCTTTGCAGGATCGGGAACAGGCTGCTAACGGTCGTGAGAATTTGCTGCTGTTGCTGTTGTTGCTGCCCTTGTTGCTGCGCAGCCACCGCCGTGTTCGTGTTGGTGATGGTAGCGATGACTTGGTCATGCTCACGGCGACGATTAGCGTCCAGCAGCGCGGTTTCAGCAACGGTAAGTTGACGTTGCAGATTTGCGTCCTGGATAGATTGGATCAGCGCACGGGTTTTTTCGCCATCGTTAGCGACGGCCTCGCGAGTCATGCAACCTTGGGCCGAAACATTAGTGTTGATCCCACACAACTCTTGCATGAGTGTCTGCTGGTTCATGTTCATGCCTTGGATCAGCATGATGGTTTGCTGCAGCGTGTTCGTACCCTGAGTGGCGAAGCCAGTGTTAATGGCGTTCATCAGCTGCATATTGCCGGTATTCACCTTGTCAGCAACGAGGCCGGTAGCGGTAGGAATGGCCGCGCTGATGTTGTTCAGTGTGGTCATCGCAGCAGTGTCGAAAGCGACACGAGCCGTACCCAATTCAATCGCCGCCGCATTCGTACCACCACCATCACCACCCCAGCCGCCTAGGCCACCGCGACCGAATAGCAGCGCGCCCAACAGGCCGCCACCAAAAGCCATCGCGCCAGCGCCTAAAGCGCCTTGGCCACCCATACCGCCGTGATGGCTTGCCATGAGTGCAGCTGGCAGCATGGCATGAGCAGCAGAACTGCCGCTATCGCCGCCGGTTGGCGTGGTAAATACGTTCACAGGTTGACCCATGATGCTCTCCTTTGCATTGTCGATTTTTGCTGCCAGGTGATCAGATCGCGCTTGCGAGTGCTGTTCGTGCTGGTGCAGCGTGATGTTTTCGTCGTCCATGACTGGCCCCTTTGAGAATTGATCCGGTGAGGATCGGAGAGAATCTTCCTGCTGGACTTGTGCGACAATGGCGGGCGTTCGTGCGACGGAGAATCTGCTATGCCTAAAAGCAAATGGAGACAGGAGCAGGAACAAGCGATGGATCGCTATGACGTGCGCATGACGGCAGCGCATGCGAGACGGGCTAGAAAAATCGGGAAGGGGAATTTATCGGATGGCGTACGCCAGGCGATTGAGGCGGTAGACCCTGAACTTGGGATACCCGACGAAAGACGGATAGGCCAGTTGGATCGAAGGAAGAAATGAAAAAGCCCGCATATGCGGGCTTTGGTGCGTTATGGGGAGGCTATGTGGCTATTGGGCAATTCGATATCCCTCGACTTCACCGCCAGTATCTCTCTTGATGCGTGTTGCTATGGTCTTGCCATTTTCGTTCATGATGTACACGTTACCTAGTAAAGCGTACGTTTCCTGTTCGGTGCTGTTTTCTCTGATTATGATTAGCACTTCTGGAGCACCATTATGGTCCCAAGCGTTACTTGGATTGGGAAACAATGAGCCAAATTCACCGAACTGAATCCGGTCTTTGTCGCCGATTTGTATCAGCGAATAATTTTTACCGAGATAGGTATCGTGACTTTCTTCGTCGGACATGATTTTGATGTAAAGCATAGTAGTTCTCCTAGTAGTAGATTGAGAGTTAAGACGGACTCTCACCGCATAAAACTTTAATCCCCATAAAAACCTTGCTTGCGTATCCAAGCTTGACAGGATCGCGCTATTTCTGTGACTCTGTCGGCTTCGTCTGCGAGGGAGAGAAGATCGTTAGCAGTTTGTTCAGGAAGTGCGACTGTTCCGGCAGCGTCTGCATCACGTCCGCTGGTGCCATGGGTTTCGGTTCCGGCTTTGCCTGAGCCGTCACATAGACCGGCTGAGGGGATGCGCAGGCCGCCAGCAGCGCGCACGTTAGCGCGGGCAGCAACCAGTTTTGCATTGAGTTCATCCACGGCTTTTTGATGGTCATCGCTTACCTCTTGATTGTGCTGTTGAAAGTTGGTGCGCATCTTCTGGAATCGTTCCTCCTGGTCTGCATCGGCCTTGGCCTGAGCGGCGGCTCGCTGTAGCTTGTCTTGATCCCACTTGGCCTGCGTGATCGCCTCGCCTTCTTTGATCTTGCGCGCATCATGAATGCTCAGTGCGACGTAGAAAGCGCCGGCCAGCAAGACGATACCGATGATCTCGATCAGCAGTTTGTACGGAACAAAGCGCGCAATCGTCGCTTCTGGCAGGAACATAGAGAGCAGGGACATCATCATGGCTTAGGCTCCGGTGGCGCTGGCGGTTCATTCTTATTGAAAACTACCTTGGTTACAAGTGGCGTCACCCATGCTCCCATGTAGGCCAGGTAATACCCTTCGGTGATCTTGTCGCGCACCGTCAGATTGATGATAACCCACGTAGATACCAGCAACACCAGCATGAAGGCGACGGCGATACGGCTGACGCGGCCGTTTTCCATTAGCAGATCAAGCGCATTGAATTGAATCTGTGCACTGACATGCGCTCGCCATAGGCTGTACAGAATCGCGGCCGCGCTTGCAGCCAGGACGATCAGCATGACGTGGTGAATGGTAATCATCCGGCCACCATGCGATCAGCAAGACGCCAGGCGCGCTGAGGCGTCTGGTGTTTGGCCCAATCAGAATCGAGCATCTGGCGTTTAGCTTCGTTGAAATCACCGTTTTGCATCGCCATCAGCGCGTGGCGAAATTTCATCAGGCCATCAACGCCCATCTGGAAAGCCATGTTCATGATGACGCGCTGACGGTTATCGGTGAGGTTTCGCCACCAGGGCAGTTTCTCGTCGAGTTCTTCCGATTTGTGCTTGATGTCCACTTCCAGCAGCATGGCAGATTGCGCGCTGGTGATGATGCCGCCGCCGCGCAGATCGACGCCGAAAGGGGCGGGATCAGCGCCACGCTTGGGATCAATCAGGTGACCAACTCCGACAGTCCACAGACCCAGGCTATCAAGATAGGCCGTCAGTTTTTCGCCTTCATCGGCGCGCAGCTCAGCGATTAGCAGGTCTTGGTCCATGTCAGTCCCCTTTTGGGTCTATTCCCCTGTCGAGCAAATCTTGTCGGAGAAGCTTGTTTTTGAGCTTCAAATTCTGCTCATTTGCGCGATGATATCTGGCAAGTGCCAAAGTTGCAATAACTGCCGCACCGATGGCGCAAAGAGACAGCGTACCATGTATCAAATCCAGCAATCCTGCCGTGCCAAGAGCAGCAGTCGCTCCAGCGATGGCACCAGTCACCTTATGGGTGTTCATGATCGCCTCCGCGATGTTCTGCAATTCTGCGCTCCAAGTCATCGTTTTTCCTTTTCCAAATATAGGCGCGTGCCCTGAAGATTAAGGAGACGAAGAACGCCGACACGCCGATGATGAGTGATAGGGTTGCCATTGCTGGGCCATAATAAACGGGCGAATTGTACATAAGAAATCACCATGATAGTTGAGTTAAGCAGCGCTACCGATGGCGAGTTCTTGGCCATGAATGCAATGAAGCTGAAAAAATTCACGATCAGAGCGCAAAAGGCTAGGCGCTGCATATCGTATGATATCGGGCCGTTTAAAATCTTGTCGGCCAGAACTATCGAGGCGAAATTGCAAAGTCCCGATGTGCAAAGATAAATCGCTACTCCGAGTAAGCCATGAATCTGACCGCCGAACAGTCTTTCATGGGCCTCAGAAAGCATGAGCAGGGAAATGCCGCACAGCAGGCGGCCAAGCCAGTCAGCCGCCTTCATGTGGTTACTTCTTCTTTTTTTCAGGTACTTTGGTCGGTGCGGGGGCTGGCTTTTTCACCACGCCATCGGGCTTGTTGGGATCAGGTACTCCGCCGCCGGTCGCCATTTCGCAAGTAGCTTTCATGCTTCACTCCTTCGTGGTTAAAAATCAAGTAGTTGCCGAATTGTATCACTGATTCTTTGCTTCAAGTGCAACAACGCGAGTTGTGAGTTCCTGTATCGCCTTCACAATTGGAGGTATGAACTCCGTGTACATCAGTGCCTGGGATGAGTTTGGATCGTCCTTATTTTCCAAAGACCACATAGCAAGATTTCTGTCTCCAATAATCACTTTGACGTCTTGCGATATGAAGCCGTAGTGCGTCCGAACTCCTTTTCTTGGAGTTATTACAGTGTTGCCGTTTTCGTCTTCTGAGACGATGTTTTGACCAACTATCATCGTGTACTGTTTGGGTTGCAATTGCATTATGAATTGCAATCCAAATTCGCAGGTTTCGATATTTTCCTTTGTGCGCACGTCTGAGGTTTGAATGACGTTATTTGCCGCGTAAATATTCTGCCACCTCGCTCCCAAATAGCCGCATTGATACGCGTTATCTGTCACTGCAATTACGCTATTCATCTGAGCATTGCTGGCACCTGCTGCCCTGGCAGTGACGGTTATAGCTCCATCAATTGTATTTGGTCCGGTAACCGACAAGGCCAAACCGCTCGCAGAATTGACGAATCTACCTGCTGCGCCTGAACTGCTATTGATGCCCTGAACCGCAGCGCCAGAGCCATTATTTTGACCGGCAACAGCTGCTGCCGCGCCGGTAATGGTGCCGTATATGGATGGCGATAGCGAACTGGTGTTAGGGACATAGATAGTTCCTGACGATCCGCCGATTTCGCATACCAGATTGCCGGACGAGTCATATGCTTTCAACTCGTTGTTGTTGCTCTCGTTGATAGCGATGCGCTGACCAGATGTTGCCGTCTCGATCAGATTACCGATGATCGTGCCGGACGTGACTGTACCAAGGTTCGCGCTGATGGCCGAAAGCGAACCGACTTTCAGGGAAGACCAATACGGGATGCTCCAGGTCGTCTGATTCGTCGCTGGATTGTAAATACCGTCCGACTGGTATTGGTATTGCCCAGCAGAAAGCGTAGGCGGCGATGTGGACCATGAACCGCCCAAGCCCCAAAACACGGTATTGTTGCCAGGCGTCGTAGTCGATCCACTATCTGTTTGCGGATTGGGTGATGTAGATGGTGAGCTGACGGACGAGGCCAAATATGCCGTGCGATACGATGCGCCAGCGGTTCCCGTACCGCCATTACTGCCGTTGTATCCCACTGCTGATATAGAGCCCGAACTCCAATTGAATGACGTAGATGTCGCTCCTGCCGTATCTACCAGATTGACTTTATCAGCCCACAATGTTTGTCCAGGTGAGCCACTTCCTGGAGTTGCAAACCATCCTGAAGGTATTGCTGAAAGTGCACCGGAAGACCATGTGTATGACACGGTTCCAGAAGGAGGCGATGGAATGGTAGCAGCCCAAGTGTAGATTGTTGGAGTGGAAGCTTGTGTACCGGGCGTCCCGGCCGCGCCGTTTTGCGCCGAGTTGTACACGTTGGTGACGCCCGTCCATGTGACGCTCGTGGTCGTCGCGCTGGACGCGGCGGTAACTGCCGTTGAGGTAATCCAAAGCAGCAGACCGGGCGTCCCTGGATTTGTCGGGACCGTGTTCTGCCAGCCGTTGCCGCCACTGTATGCGGAACTTACCCCTGTAGCCCAAGTGTAGGTACTCGTGCCAGAAGGATTACCTGGCTGCGTTGGCGACCACTGATACAGATATGCTTGGGCGTTTTTGCTGCTCGCTGCCAAGGCACCAGTAAATGACAGCTCCGATGTGAAGTTGAGCGAATCTTTGCCCAGCGTGTCATAGCCTGCCGCCCTGACGTAATACACCGTGCCATTGGCTATCGCAATGCCGCTGGCATCGTAGGAAACCGTGACGGAATTTGACGGACCATCGTGGACCAGATTACTCGGCCCTGGCGTAAATCCGGTAGTCGTGGACATGTAAATCCGAATGCCAGCGTAATCGGGATCGGTCGGCAGCGTGCAGTGGAACTGCATGTTCAACGGGCCGGCAGTGACCGTCGCATTCGCCAGCACGCCTACTTGCGGATTGTTCACTACCAGCGTGTTGTACGCGCCGTAGATTCCTGTCGCGCTGATCGGCGCAACTTTGAACGTCAGCGAGCGCCAAGGGCCGCCATCGGCCGTCGCGTCAAGCGCCGTGTAATCGAATGTCAAGGAATTCCCGACGACGACATCACGCACTTTGGCAAGCGTGGTCCCAGCCCACACCTGGACATCGTATGAAACCGCGTTCGGGACCGCATTCCATTGTATTTTGGCGGTGCCGATATTGAACGTGCCTTGCAGGCCAAAGCCAGACACCTCAATGGGTGGCGCGTTCACGAACTTGCCGGTCACAGCGTAAGAAGTCGCCGTAACGTTCGCTAGGCTTTGGACCGCACCGCCGTAGATGTTGTACGCCAGAAGCTTGACGTAGATCGTCTGGCCGACATATTGAACGGAATTCAACGCCAGTTTGGCAATGGCATCATCGCATCGCACGAACTGAACCCCACTGGCATGCGCCACAGGCAGGCTGTAGTAAGCGCCTCGGTTCAGGCGGCCAATGGTATATGCACCCGCACCGGTCAACGTAGCATCGCGGTATGCCGTGTATTCGCCATCCAGGTAGCACAACGTGTTGAGCAGTTCGGCGTCGTTCTCAGTAGCCGCCAAGAGCTGGCCGCCAGCGCTGAGTTGGACGCCTACGGTGTCGTTGTACATGCCGGATGCAGACTGCGCGCCAAGGCTGGAAGTCGTCATGCCAAAACGGGAACTGCCTACCAGTTCTCCCGCCTGCACATATGTGGCGTTGTCCGTGCTGACCCAAATCTGACAGCCGCCGTAATTCGCATTGGTGCTGCCCGTGGCGAGCCAGATTTCCAGGCCAAGCTTATTGCCAGCCAGTGTCACTGGCGCTTCAAAGATGACGGGTGTCAGTGCGCTGCCAGGATCGACATTGTAATTGGTCGAATAGCCGCCGGCCGGCTGAATGTTGTACGCCGCTGCCGTCAGCGTATTGACAGGGTAATCTTCTGCCGTGATCGTGAGGGAGCCGTTCTTGTCTTCCTCAATGGCCGTAATCCTCACTGGCACGCGGTTCATGCCAAGCTGAGGATCGGTCAGCGTCACCAAGTCCATCGGCTCAAGAATGGCGAAGTTCCAGCCGAGTTTGAATTCGTATGTGTTGCGGATATTGATGAGGCGCTGAAGCATCAGTTGCACAACGGATCGCGCCGAAGTCGAGTTGCAAACCTCTGGCATGTCCAGCACCGACATTGAGCGCAGGCCGTAATTCTGAATGGACAGCAGGTCTTCCGCGTCAGCTACGTCGGGATTGTAATCAATATCACGATTGCTGAAAGTGGCCCGGACGTGGTTGTACGCATCGGCAGGCGATACCCGCGTAACCTTGATCGGGTCTTCATTTCCATCAACGATAAACTGGTCGTCCGTCAGATCGTACAGTGGCGTATTGACGGGTGTGAAGACAGCGCCGTTACCGGATGCAGCCGTGTCGCTGAATGGCAGGATTTTGAGCAGGCCATCGGAGAACACGATACCACTGTTCGTGATGTTCATCAGCGCCGTCAAGATATCCGACATCGGCTTCTGGTCCTGATACACAGGACTGATGAAAACCGAATTGGCAACGCAGTAATTGCTGAACTGCGTCACGTCGCCGATCTTGTTGGCCGGGAATCCCAGGCCGTAACGCGGATTCGTCAGCAAGTCAATGATGACGTCCTTTGGATTGGCGTCACGATTCGATGCCGAGAATCCTGACGCCGTATCCACCTCAAAAGAGTGGTTTGACAGGTCCGGGATATCCCCCATCGCATAGGAACTCGCCGCAACATAGGCTGTTCCGCGATATCCCAGGTCTTGACCAGGATGCTTTGACGTCATCCATGCCGGCGCAGTTTGCGTCAGCGTGCCGGTGTACAAGCTCAATCCGAGGGCGCTGGATGCGTCGCCCGTGCCAGAAGTAACAGTGTACGAATACGAGATATACAACTGGCCGAGAGCGTATGACTGGAACGTGTAGTTGCCGTGCGCATCCACGGTGTAATCTGTGCCGGCAACCAGCGTCACCCAGCTACCGGCATTGAGCACTTGCTGCACGCCCAAATCACCGTAGAAGTTGGCGGAATTTACGACGGTGACGGTAGGATTCGACGAAAACGCGACATGGTATTCGTTGCGCACAGTCAGAATGCCAGACGTAATGGCCTGCCCGACATAAACGTTTTTGTCTTTCCAAATCTTCGGCAGGCTGTTGATGACGCCCTCACAGATCGCCATTTCAAACGCCGTCGAATAAGTGTAACTCGTCGTGGTCGAATGTCCTCCCTTACCACCTGACGATGTTTGATTGCCCGTCGCCACAAAGTCGCCGTACCAGATGAGATTTCCCGACACGCGGGCGCGGCCATACACCAGAGGGATGGGCCTGTCCCGTGCCGATGTCTGCAAACGTAAAGTTGATACCGGCGTGGTCGGCGGCAGGGATGCTGTTTTTGGCGTAAGCAAGCCGGACATGTTATTCCCCTTCAGGCAGGATGCTGTAGAACGACCTGACGCGGCCGCGCATGTGGCCTTGTTCCGCATCGGCCAAGATGCAGCCATCCGTCAGGTACGAGTGTATGATTTCAGGCCACTGTACGACAATCGCGCCGTGACTGATACACCGGCCGAATTGGAACAGCGCCACGTCGCCAGGCTGAGGCGTTTGCACCTCGCGGCAGTATTGCTTGATCCAGCCGAGATACCTCTCTTCGTCGCGGTGCAGATGCCAATCTGGCGGATATGGTCGGGGGTCGATATCAGGCAAAAGGCCTACGCGATGATAGACCTCGATGAGCAGCATGGCGCAATCCACGCCAACTCCTTTGATGCGCCCTTGGTGATGATATGGCGTCTTGAGCCAGCTATGCGCTTCCGCCAGGATGGCCGAGCGCATCTTCATGTCGCAGTCTCAGGGCTTGGCACATACGGGAATCCTCGGAAGTTGACGACGTTGGAGAACTTGCCGGTGCAAGTCGATTGCAGCTTGTCGCAGCCAGGCCATGCAGTGAACGTATCGCCGGCCGCAGGAACATTGGGCAGCGCGTTCATCAGCGCAAAAGTCGTCACGCCAGAGGATGCTGAACCCGTACGCACCGAGCGCGACAGCCCGGAATTCGCGCCAGAGGTAAATTGAATTGTGCCGAGGCTGAAATAGCCGTCTGCCTGGGACATGTTGGCGACGACCGTGACGGTACTAAGCAGCCCAGAAGATGCCACGGTGCCTGTCACTGCAAACGAAGCTTTGTTCAAGCTGCAAATCGGATCGTACAGCGTGTTGAGGCAGCCGGACTGGAACATATCACGCGGGATTTGCGTGTCGAACAGTTCCAGTTCTGACTTAACCGAAATGCCGATTTCTGTACGCGACGGCGTGACCTGCGATACGTGGCCGCTGAACATGACGATGGTGCCAAGCGACGTATCGCCCCAGGTCGGCATGAACAGACGCTCAAGCTTTACTTGTGCACCATCAAGCGCCCCGGACCATACCGCAGCGCCCCAAGGTTGACCATTGATAAGGTCAGAGGATGACGGGTTGACGGTAATCTTCACTTCATCCACTTGCACGCCGATGCTCGTCTTGATGCCATCACGTGCGATATTGAATTTGCTGAACAGGTTTCCGCCGTAAGTGATGCTGATATCCGCATCGCAGTAACGCAGCACAGAACCGCCGACAAGCGTGATCGTGTACAGGTCCGACATGATGAACTGCTTGCCGGTATTGAGGTAATTAATGAGTGCTGTAGATGCGCTTTTCATAGCTTGACGGAGATGAATTCGACTTTTTTATTGGTCCACAAGTTCTGCAGAAATTCTTCAAACTCTGATTCATCCTGCAGGAATCGGCAGCGGTAATAGAAATTACCCGTCCACGTCACAGACGAACCGGCCGGCGGCGCTGAATTCAATGTCACAAGTCCGGTGTTTGGATCGGTAGAACCCGACGCCACGGAACCATTTACATAGACCTGCAATGTGGCGATATTAGGCGCAGTCACCGGCTCAACGTAACCGCCGACAGCCTTGGTCAATTGAAAAATCTTCGTGGTACCGTCGCCGACGGCGATCACTTCGGCGGTGGCCGTGTTGTTGCTTGGATCGGAGTACAGGAAGGTATCGAACTGTCCCTGGCGAGCGTTGAAGAAGCCGATCAGCGTCTGCAGTTCTACATACGCTGGATCAGACCGCAGGAATTCATAGGATAGTTGAAACCGATACAGCGGGTAGCTGTAATACGCCAAGCGAAATTCCCTGCCGCTCGCGGTCTTCTTTACGCCAGTGGACCAAATGGGAACCTTGAGGTTAGACCATTCGACACCTGGCAAAGTAGGGAAAATAGCACTGCTCATCGTTTTCCAGTAAAGGTAAAGTTCCGATTCAGCTTCTTGAGAATGTCCGGCAAATCGCGCAGCTTGATTGTGTCATCCGGCGAACCATGGATATGGATTGTACCTTGGCTACCGCCCCCGTTGTCGGCCATGTTACGGATCACGTCAGCCTGCTTCGCTGGCAGCACCATTTCCTTTTCGTGTAGCTGCGTAACCGGATTCACGCCGGCCGGAATATCGAAGCCGTTGCGCGCCGAAAACGATGCAAAATCTAGAACAGCCGCGCCTGCTTCTGCCGCTGCTGCTGGTGCCAGTTCCGGGCCTACGATTGGAATAGCAGCTGTAGATGCAAACGCGCTCGCTTTAGCCACTAAAGCGGAATCCTTAATCTGAGACAGTGCAGTGACGGCGCTGGCAACTTTCGCTTGAATCATGCCGTAAATCCACTGCGCGGCGACTTTGACGCCAAGGTCAACCACTGAACCCAGGAGCGTACCAAGAATACTTTTGATGCCAGTGGAAAGCGATTCTGTCGCGTTCAGGATTTTTGAAAAGTTGTCAGTGACACTGGTGCCGATACTGTCAAAGACGTTGCGAAAATCCTTCTCACTCTCAATCTGCGCCTTGTTGTTAATGGCCTGCACGTTGGCCAGGTGCTTCGCCTCTAACTCAAGTTTCTGGTCATTGAGCTTCTGGATTTCGACGAGGTTCTTGGTCGGGTCTTTTTTCAGCAGCTCAAGGCGATCTTGCAAAGCCTTTGTCTGGATTCCGTAAAGATCATCCTCGAAAGACTGCTCCAGCGCCAGGCGTTGCTTGTTATTGATCTGGCCTAGCGCAAGCTGTTGGTCAGCCGCTGCCTTTTGCGCATCGACGCCAGCAGTAGCCGATGCCTGCTCAAACGCAATCGACTCTTCCGTCAGCGCCTTGCGGTTCGCGTTGTCCTTTTTGAGGACTGCTAACTCCGCATCGGACGCCTTCTTGCGCACAGCCTGGTAGATGTCAGAACCCTTAGCTAGAACGAGCTTCTGTTGCCAGAAAGCCGCCTCGTCTTCCAGCGACAGCTCTTGCAAATCATGCTCGCGCAGATAGGCCGCTTTCTGTTCGGACAGTTCTGCTTCCCACTGTTTCAAGCGGTCGTCTTTTGCTTTATTGACTGCCCCCGAAGAACTTTTACCGTCTTTACTAGGTGCAGCAGGAGGTTCCTTTGGCTTCTTTGTTGGATCGCCTAGCAAAACTTTGTCGATATCATCTGCGCCTTTTCGGGCAATCTCCACCATCTTATCGGTGGCCTCTTGAAAATTTTTTGCTATTGCATCATCGGTCTCTTTTTGCACCCTTTTTATGCCGGCCCAACCTTCTGTAAAGGCCGCTACAGCAGCTCTACCGACTCCACCGAGACGAATTAAAATTTCATTTACAGATCCAGTTATGAGAACAGCACCTTCCTGTATGCCGATACGAAATGCGATGAATGCAACTTCAATTGTTTTTATGAGGTTGACGAAAATTGAAAGGGGCGTGATGACAGAACCGCTCGGTCCAAATGCGTCATTAAAAATATTAGCTATAGGGATAATCGTCCCTTTTACCGCCTCCAGCAGGGAAAAGACACTATCTTTTAGTGCATCTTGCACAGTAAGATATCCCTGCATGGCGACACGCGTCACTTTTACCGCATCAGGTCCCTGTTCAGAAAACCATTCTCCCAATTGCGCCAAACGAGGCACCAATTCGGAGCCGATTGTGTTGCTGATTCCTTCCATAACCTCATGGACGCCTGCTAAAGCCTTTTTGTATTTACCAAGGTCATCAACGGCCTTTTGACCAACTACCAAATTAAGGTCTTCTGCTCGCTGCCTAGTCTCTTCTGTCTCGCCCTTGAACTTATTTACGAAACCAGAAACCTCCGACCACGAACGGCCGTAAATCTTCAAGCCCTCTACATTTCGGTCTGTCCCTGATTTAAATTCTCGCAGACGATCATTAGTCGCCAGAAGGATATCTTTCGTGCTGAGGAAATTACCGTTGGAGTCACGCGTGGCAACGCCAAGCTTTTTGAAGGAGTCTTCGTTGTTGAGAAGGGCAATGTCTATTTTGTTGGCCGCGTTCTGCACCGTATCGGCAGATACACCAACTGCTGCCAATGCAGATTTGAAATAAGATGCTTCGGTGGCACTGATGCCCAATGCCTTGCCGAGTCCGAGCGCTTCCTGCGTGGAGTCTATGGAGGATTTGACGAACTCTTTGAGTGCAGCGCCGCCAGCTAGGACGGCAGTGAAAGCAGCGAAGCTACCGGATATTTTTTCAAAGACACTGTTCAGTCCTTCAAAATGCTCCTTGATTTCACTGACGCCCTCTTTAACAGCGGCGCTCGCTTCCTTTATCCCTGCTTTCAACGGGTCCGCTGTCGCGGTTATTTCGACTTGTACTTTATCGTCAGCCACTCTGGCCTCCGTCAATAAAGGCCATCAGCGATTGAGCCATATCCTGGGCTTTCACTTTGACCGGTTTTTTCAGCCCGAAATACAGGGCCACGGATATGTGGACTGGTGGGGAGTATTGCCAGTATCGGTTCAGCGCTTCAAGACGAGGGAAATCAATTTCGTGGCGCACCTGGTCGTAGGTCATGCCGGTAGAACAGACCAAGTGCGCATACAGTTCGTCCCAATCTAGCGGCTCTCCCCCTTCGCCTCCCCCGCGGCATCGCCTTTCGATTTCAGGCCTGACGTGTTCATGACGGCCAGCATGACGTCCTGCATGTTGGCGATGTCAACCAGCTCGGCCACTTGGTCGCGTGTCATGTCCGGGTAATTGCGCTTCAGGGAAGCGTGCAGTGCGTCGATCACCACCGACACGTCGCCCAAGCCACCCTTGTAATTCACCAGGCGATCTTGTAGCGCTTCGACCGATGCCAGACTCAGCGGCGGCACAATCAACGTGCTGCCGTCTGCGAAATCAATGGCCGTACCTTTTACTCGCGGTGTCGTCATGTCAGCGTCCTATTAGATGTCGCTCAGCGAGTAGGTCATGATCTGACCGTTTGCAGAGGCGAATGCAGAGAAGTCGAATTCGGGAATCAGGAAGTCATCCTGCTTCGTAGCAAACGACAGCTTGGAGCCGATGCAGTTCGGCAGCGTAATGATCAGATTCTTGCCGTTGTATGGCAAGTTGAAGTCGGCGCGGAACGTCGGCGCGTAGCCCATCGGCAGGTTGATGATGGTGGACTGCACGGCCGTGGTGCTCGTCGCCGTGTACTGAAAGTTGATGAATACCGTGGTGCCGGTATCGGCAGCAGCAAATGTGTAGACGCCAGCCGCGACCGTGTATTGACCAGTCGCAGGCGCGGAGGCCACGCGTTTCAGAGGCAAGCCGTTGGAGTTACGCACGCCTAAGTCTTGGCTCCACGTACCGCTACCAGGAACAGTTGGCGTGACCGAATATGGCGACGAAGGAATCACTGAACCGGTCGTATCGAACACATCGTTGATTACGCCATTGGTCAGAGTCTGGCCGAAGAACAGCGAGTTGAACAGCGATCCGTTGAGCTGCGCGACCTTCGCTTTTCCTTCTACCTTTCCCTTGCCGCGACCGATGGCGACCGCGAATTGCAGGTTACCGGTCAGTTCCTTGGTGTCGAAACTGATGTCCAGCGACACGTCCTGCATGGTGCCGAACTGCACAGGCGAGGGATTGGCGATAGGGTTGCCGTAAGCGTCCGCAGTTGGCGTACCCCACAGTTGGCCGGAGCCGAAAACATATTGAGCCATGATGATCCTTTCAGTTTAAGCGTGGTCTTCGTGGTCGTTCACCACGTCAGCTACCGGCGTGGGCGTGATAGGGATTGCGTTGAGCATCGTGAAACCATTCACGATAGCTACTTCGATGTGCCGTGGTTCTTGGATATCCACGCAGCCATCGGCATCAGCGGTGTACTCGACGCCGCCGATATTGATGCTTTGTTGGCCGCTAGGGCTTTTGAGTTTCATGTCATTCTCCAACGAGGATAGAAATAGGAATAATGGCAACGCCAGTCTGACCCAGCACGCCTTCATCGGTCATGATGGGGCCGTCAATCCAGCAATCCTCGACCTGACCGCTCAGCGTCTGCCGATTCTCAATGCCTGGGTTTGGCGGCGCAAGAGAAAGCTGTACTGCGTCCACCAAGTTGTTAAGCAGCGTGGCCGACAGCACGCCATCTGGTGCCTGCACGTAGATGTAGACCTCGGCATGCATCGTATGCTTCGACGGCAAACGACGGCCAGTCTTGACGACTGCTTCGTCTTTCTGATGCACGTACAGCGCAGGGAACTCAGGGCAATCGGCCCAATGCGCCAGCTTTCGGCTGTACACCTTGACGTTAGGCACAGCCTGAATCAGCGCGAACAAGGCCGCATAGATGTTCTCGCGCACGATCATTTCTTGACCCCTTGCGACACGGCGTTGCGAATCCCGTCAAGGACATCGTTCTTCATTTCAGCCAGCGACGAACGCAGGTAAGACCGTTCAGGAACGTGCATATTGCGCGAGTGCGTATGGACCGTGATCTGGCGCGGCTCTTTCACTTCGCGCCCGAAAGCCTGCGTCATCATGCGCAGATGCTCTCGCACCGTCACCGTGCCGTCAAAGCCATATTCATGGACGCGGGCGTATTTAAGCTCTGCAGCTTCATTGATGCGCGAGCCGACAAAGGCCGACACGTTGCCGCCGCTGTTGTCTGCGCGCCATTGGATCGACGCGGCCAACGTACCGGTACGGCGCTTCAATACCTGGCCGGACAGCTTATTGACGACGACGTAGCTCTGCAAAGAAATCGCCAGGCGTTTTACTTCGGCAATCAACGCTTCGCGCACATTGGGTTCTACGCGACCAATGCGCGCAATGACTGCATCTGTGCCTTTGACGGTGCCGGAAATCATAGAGGTATGACTTTCTTGTAGTTGTTCATCAGCGTAATGACCTGCGCCGGGAAATCCTTCAAGCTGAACGCCGTCGTTTCGCCGGCCAGCGCTTTCGAAGCCATGCCGATGCGATCACGCTCGCGCCAACGCGAACCGACAGTCTCAATACACGCCTGCTCGATTTCAAGCGGCAACGTGGCATAGCCTGCCGTGTATGAAATCAGCACATTGGCCTTACCGCGAGCAAAGGAATAGCCGCCAGCTAGGTAGATATTCCTTTGATCGAACGTGTAGCCTTGGGAGTTGAAAGTCCCATTTGCAACGGGGATAGACACACCATCAATCGTCACAGACGAAACCGAAATCAATGGATAATTTGCGGTCACCATAACGGTTGAAATCCCCGGACCGTTGCGCACCTCGTTGTAAGACGAGACGGCAAAAGTCCGGTTCATCCACTGCTGCATGAATCCGCTGCACGCCGAGATCAGACGAGTCAAGTCAGCGTCGTGGTCGGTCGAACTGATGTTCAACCAGCTTTTGACATTGGCGAGACTCGTCAGATCACCGGCAGCCATCACACGCCTTTCTTGGCGTCGGTGACGGTATCAGCCACAGCAGTTGGCGCGGCAGATTCGGTATCCGCATCATCGCCAACACGCACGAAACCGTGTGCGGCAATCTGCGACGTATCCACATCATCAGACACATTCACACAGCCCTTGCGATTCACGGCAAAAGACTGGCCGCCAATCGAAACGCTGCCGTTGTAGCCTTCCGGTGCTTTGAAAGTTTTCATTTCCACTCTCCAGAAACATGCCCCGCCTTTCGACGGGGCAGACCATCATCAGCCGTTGGCGATGTTCAGGATTGCGCCCATTGCGAACGGTGCGTACACGGCCAGAACCTGCTCCGAATACACGCCGGTCTCGTATTGACGGGTGCGCACAGGCCAGTCGATCTGGTAGTAGTCCTGGCGGGTCTTGACCTCGGCAACGTTCGACACGTTGTTGTTCTGGTACTGGACCGGCAGTTCTTCTGCATACAGCAGGATGGTGCCAGGTGGAACGTTCGGGTGCAGCTTGATCGGGATCATGCGGCCACCGTCCGGGGTGTACGGATTGAAGTAAGCAGCAATCACGCCGCCAGCGGTCAGCTTGTACGGCTGGCCGTTTGCGGTCTGGTTGTTGTACTGCAGCAGCGGCGCATTGCCCGAAGTGGACAGGCATTTCTTGGTGATGTTCTTCAGCTCTTGCGAGTTGACGTACATCACGGTTGCCGACAGTTGGGCATTGTCCCACATGCCCTTCAGCGCGTTGTCGATTTCCACAACGGTACCAGCGCCGGATGCGGTCAGGTAGCTGCCGGTGCCAGCGGTACCGGATGGCAGGTAGTTGACATAGGCGCTCGATGCAGGCAGCAGCGCGGTAGTCAGCAGGCCGTCGAAGGCCAGGCCAGAGTTGCGCGAGCTGTCCTGGGTGACAGCCGAAATGTTCTGCGTGCCGGCGATCAGCGCATTGCTGTACGCCACGCTGTTGATGGTGGTGATCGCTTGCAGGGTTTCATTGCCAGCTGGGCCGATGAACCACGCATAAGCGACAGCGCCGTTGATCGAAGGGACCGAAGCGAACAGGGTATTGCCTGCGCCAACAACTTGGGTGACTTCGGCCGACTTGTTCGACGAGCCGCCGTTCAGCGTGAAGGTATTGCCGTCAGCGCCAGTGATCGACTTGTTGGTGGCCACGCCGTTTGCGACGGAAGATTGCACGTAGCCTTCCACGCTCAGTGCCACGACAATCACGCCGTAGGTAGCGGCAGGCAGCGAGCCGCCAGTACCGGATGCCGAGGTGGTGATGGTGCCAGGCGTACCCAACGCCAACGAGGCATTGCCGCCCAGGATGGCGATCTCTTCCTTCAGGAAGGTTTTTTGCAGCAGGCGAACGGTCATCGTTGCACGCACGTCTTCAAACGTACGGCCGGCGCTCACCGATTCGAAGCTAACTTGATCTTCTTCGCCGATTGTCACGTAGTTGGCTGACTTGGGTGCGGTGTTGTAGCTCATGCGAGCCGAGCGCTGGCCTTCTGGAATCCACGGCATCGAACCGAAGCCCGAACCGTTGATCGCCGTCACCGTGCGCCAGTTGGTGGCAACACCAGTACCACCGCCCACGCGTGGGACGCTGTTCCGCAGTGGCGTCACCACTGGATACAGGTTCTTTGCTGGCGCTTGCAGATCGTAAGCAACCAAGCCATTGGCGGTAGTGATGGATTTCGCAATGTCCTCGCTGCCGCCGCCGCCGAGGATGCCTTTTACCATGTCGATGGTATCTGCAGTAGTGCCACTCATTTAGAGCCTCCGTGTGAAAAAATGATTACCGCGCCAAGCGGAAGCCGCTCGACTGGTGGATTTTCTTAATCTGCATGTGGGCGGTAGCTTCTTCGTCCACGGTGCCGTCCGCTTTCTTGATGATGGTTTCCTCGGCCTGTTCCTTCGCCGAGTTATCCACCACCACGTCTGCGCTCTTTTCGATGGCGGTAGCGCGCAGGGAGACTTTGGACGGCGCTGGTTGCGCTTCCAGTTCCTGTACACGCTTGGCAAGGCCGTCTCGCTCATCGGTCATCTTTTTCAGGTCAGTTTCCAGCTTGGCCATCTTGGCGATGTCAACGCCGCCGTTCAGCTTGGCGACGATGGTGTCAGCCAGGGCTTTCATGTGCGTGCCAATGGTGCCGCGATCATCAAACAGCGCCTTGGAGATTTCCAACTGCTCGACGTGGCCGGTTGCCGCTGCGATGAACGTTTCGACCGTCGCGCCTTCGCCGGTCAGGCCCTTGATGATGTCGGTCTTGGTGTCGGCCATCGCCACGTCAACGGCAACAGTCTGCGTCTTAGGTTGCAACGCAGCCAGCAATTCGCTGGTTTCTTCCTCGGCCATGTCCTTGAAGATTTCCACGCCGTCAGCCAGCCACTTGCGCAGCTGCTCAGGAATCGGCGATTGGTCGCCTTCGTAAGCGGCTTCATACTCAGCACTGCAGGCCAGGTCCGAGATGCAGGAGATGACATTGGCGAAGCTTTGCAGGCTGTACATGCCTTTGCGGACATCGTCCGCAGCGGCAAACTTCTCGGTGTCGTCGGCCGACGGTGGGCCGTCCTTGTCAATCTTGTCCTTCCAGGCTGCGATGATCTTGTCCTTGATCGTCTTCAGCTCGGCATCGCTGTAGTCCTTCTGGTTCTTCGGCATGTTGATGTACGACCATGCCGCACGGATATGCTTTTCCGTGTCGATAGGATAAGCATTGTTCTTGGTGTCGGCGTACTCGACATCGCCGTATGGCTTGTCTTTCCCGCCGTCCTTGCCGTCGTCTTTCTTGGCCTTGGCGATGTCTTCGTTTGCCAGCTCCACGACGCGATCCAGCGAGATATCGCCCTTGTTGACCAGCTCGACCAGCGCGGCCACCGATTCTGGCGAACCTTTTACGTCAAGCTCGGTTTCATCGTCACCGCCGATGTCTTCACCTTTCCACATCGAGATAACCGCCTCGGGATTAGCCGGACGGTCAACGAGGCTGATTTCGGTCAGGCGCATCTTGGAAATGGTGTTCGTGGCCTTGTCGTAGCCACCTGGGAGTTTCTTGCCACCGATTGAAAACCCACGGTAGACGCCTTTTTTAACTTTTTCCCAGGCATTGTCATCAACCACATGAACGCCGATCTGCACGCCACTGTCATCGAAATTGTATTCTTTGACAATGCCAACAGCCGATGGCTGATGCATTTCACGAACATTGGCGAACTTCATGTAATCGTCCCACGCATCCTGAACCGCCGACTTGGTGACAATTTCACCTTGGGAATCCACCGATTCAGTGGATGCGTAGCCGAACACCATGCGCTGTTCGTCGTCTATCTTCTGAATTTCACCATACAGTTTCATGCCAGCTCCTTTTTAGCGTTTTTAGTACGCATTGCTGCGGCGTGGCGCTTAGCTATCCATTCTGGGCGCTGTGGCACACCACGTCGTACAGCACTCATTTTCTTTTTAGTTTCTTCACTGATGGGGCGACCTTTCAATTTAGCGCGAATTCTTTCGCGCATTTCTTCTGGTACAACAGCCCCTTTTCGATACGAATTACCCTTTTTCGAATCCCGTATCTTTTCCTTGAATTCTTGGCTGTGCTTGTAGCCAAGCATATTTATTTTCGTCTCAAGCGTTTTGTTGTAACCAAATTCTCTGTCATTGCTCTTGAAACTCAAAATTGCAGCTTTTTCCATTTCCAGCAAGTAATCTTTGTCATTTGCATAAATGATTACTTCAAAGCTGAAGTTTCCTTTTGCTGAATCATAGCCGGACTGAAGATGTTGATTCTTATGCGTTCCTTTGCGCAACAAGCGACCATGCTCATAGAGGCGCTTCTTCAGATCAAAAGATGATCCGATGTAGATCTTGCCACTTTCCATGCTAGTCAGCTTGTACAGTCCAGAATTCATCAATGCCCCATTAATTTTTTCGATTGTAACATTAATTTATTATCGTAAATTACGATTTTCTACTGTTCTTCGCCCTCGTCGCTTGCTTCCTGGTCTTGGTCTTTGGTTCCTTGATCCAATACCGCAACCACCGAGCACCTACACGCGGGATGCGCGGGGGGTGCCTGTTCGCCACTTGGGAAGTCGTCGTCAAGTGGGATCGCGCCGGCCGCTTCGTTCTTCAGGCATTCGTCAGACACCTTGTCATCTTGCGCCGTTGACCATGCTTTTTTCTGAACAACACCTGATTCTTTGTAGGCGGCTACCTGGCCGGCAGAATCTGCGCGGCGCGTTTCGGTCCTGGCAATCGCTTGCGCACGCTCTGGCGAGAATCCGAAGCTCTCAGCCAGGTTGTCCGCAAGTTCATCCGTCGTCGCGCCTTCGTCAATCGAACTGGCGATAATGCCCTTGAGCATGTCCCGCGTGCTGTCAGTGATAACCCACTGCGCATCGGGATTGTCGACCAGCTCGCCGTTGACCCACTTTTTACCGACCATTTCAGCAGCACGATCCTGCGCCCAGTCAGCAATCGACGGGACTTCCTCGGCGTCCATACTCAACTCGTCGTAGGCCGCTTCAGCGCCATCATTCGCCGCCACGGCCAGCAATGCCGTCATGCTGTCTATCGAATCGTCAAAATTGATATCCAAGTCGCTGGCGATCTGCTGCGCTTTTTTCTTGTTCGCTGCTTTCTGCTCTTCCGTCAGGTCTTCGCCTTCATCTGCCTTTTTCAGCTCGGCCGCCACCTGTCCCGCTACCTGCTTGGACTTCTTGGCGAGGTAATCCGTCCAGAAGTCCGCGATGCGATTTTGAATCTTGACGATGCTCGCCCGGTCTGGATCAATAGGACCGGGCTTTGACTTTTTTGCTTTGGCTACCTCGCCCTTTTCGTCTTGCTTGCCGGCCGCTGGTTTAGCAGCTGGTTTGGGCGGTGCATTGGCTGGCGGCTTTCCGTCTTCAGTAGGGGCAGCGCCTGGCGCACCTTCCTGGCCGACTTCAAGCGATGGCACCAACGCGACAGGCGGCGGCTGCTTGGCGGCGGAAATGCGCTCCAACTGTTCATCCGTCAGCGGCTCAAGGCCAAGATCACCGCGCACCTCGTCAGGAGTGATGACCCCGCCATCCAAATAGATTTTGTGAACATTGGCGCGCTGCAATGGGTCTTGCACCTTTTCATCGGCCCAAGAAAACTGCAGGTCGGTGTAGCCGAAGACGAAACGGATGATGTAATTGATGAGGTTGACGACCCACTGCATGATCGGCGCCAAGCCTTCAGTCAGCGCCGCCTCGCGTGCGGTTTCCGCCGTCGCCCGGTTCATGTGCTGCACGAATGCAGTCGGCTCAATCGAGAAGCAGAAGCAGACGATGCGAGCCAGCCACTCGTCAAAGGCGTCCTTGAGAACGTCTTCCTTAATCATGTGTATATCGAGCTTGCCTGGCACGAATTTCATGTGCCGGCGCTCGGCAGTGTTGCCTTCGTTCAGCGAATCCCACAGTTCCTGGAATTGGCGAATCTGGTCGGGGTTCCAAGTGTCAGGCGTGCCGACAATTGCCTCTGGGATATTGCCCTCAGTGTAGAACTGGAGCTTATGGACGGATCGTCGCAGTGCCGTATTGACCGTAATCAGGATTTGCTCGACCGGCGAGAAGCCGTAGACCTTGTGCGTGCGTGCATTGCGCGGACGATAGATCATTTCTTCGGTCGTGTAATCAGACGCGACGATGCCCTTGATAATCTGCTGGTAGGCGTGATTCGGCGGGATCGGCGTGCGGCCTTGCATATCCAGCAGACGCTTGATGGTGTCGCCGCTGATCGGCTCCAATGCGTATAGCTGTCCGCCAACAGTGCGCCGGACATACAGCGTCGGAGCGTCGATCACGAACATGTCTTCCAGAAGCATGCGCAGCCAGGTATCCCAGTCGTGTTCCCTGTCAGGGAATTGCAAAAAGTCCTGGATTTCCTTGCAGCGTGCGTCAGGGTCTTTGGTGTCGTCAATCGGCGTAATGGCCCATTTGAGCTTCGCCATCTGGTCTTTGCGCGTCTCGATCACGAGGCGCAGGACGTCGCAGGAATCCGCCAGGAAGCGCAATTGCGAGAATGAAACGCCCTCGTCAGAGCGTGGCGTGATAACCCGGTTTGTGCCAACCTGATAATCGAACCGGCGACCGACGATCTGCGCTTCGTCCTGCTTCGGCACCATAACGTCCAGTGGACGATTCGGGCCAAAGATTCCGCTGTCGTATTGATTCTCAGAAATCTCGCCGCTACCGGAAAAAGCGGCAAGAGCGCCTTTCACCGCACCTGCGATGCGCGAGATAATGCCTGCTTCTATCGGCTTTTTCTCTGCCATGTTTAGCCCGCGTAGGTTTTAGCCATAGCGGTATGTCCATCAGACATGGCCGTATGTGCTTTTGCTTTCACACGGGCGGAATATGCCTCGTCGGCGTCTGCATCCTTCGCCACGTCGCTATGCGCAGCGGCAGCGATGTCGTGCGCCTTTGCAGCTTCTACGTGGGAATCCTGGTTATCGTTGGTAGCGGCTTTAACCGTCGCCTTGTTGGCGCGGCCGCTCGCAGCGTTGGCTTTATTCGACGTCATCTTGTCGCCGAATTTGCCGGAAGAGTCACGACCAGCTTTGGCGATGTCGGCCAACGTCTGATTTTTGTTGATGAAATCGGTCAGTCCGGACATAGGTTTCTCGCTGGTAATGGTTTGAGAATGTCGGGATTGTAACATTAATTACGCTGCTTTCTTCGCTTTCATTTCTTCTAGCTGCTTTTGCATCACCTCAATTAAGCCCAACGTGTTGTCGTTCAGTTCGTTGAATGCTTGAGAGCAGGCGTCGATCTGGTCATCATGCTTACCGTTGGGGAAAAGTCGCATTTCATCCTTGAGTGCAGCGTTCCATTCACCGCGCACCATCACGCAATTGCCGATATTGACCTGTGCGGCGAATGGCTCGGCGTTTAGCACCTTATCGCCGCTAACTGGTTTGGCGACCACCGAGAAGCCAGATGCAGAGCGCACCATTGCCGCAGCGTGGTTCTTACCTGCTGCACCAGGGTCTTGCGGAATACGCTGCCGGACGTCGCGACCGTCTTCCTTTGCTTGATTCAGGAACATCTGCTCCATCGCGCCAGGACCGACTTTATCCTTGACGACGTGGGCAATGCACCAGCGGCCATCCGGCATCTTGCCGAGCTTCGCGCCGGCTGTCGGATCGCCGCCACCTTCAGTCGCGCCAAAGTCCCAGCCTCGACACCAGTGCACTCCTACCGGCATAGCATCGATAATTTCGATCTTATCTGGCTTGAATATGTTACCTTCTTTGGTACTAGGACGTTGCTGGTATTGCCCAGCGAAAACTTGCGGCGCGGCTTCTTGCATTAGCTCTAGCACTTCGACCGAGTGTTTCTCAGGCCATAGCGCCTCTTTCGTGCCGTCCGGCTTCTCGATCAGCGCTTCCAGACAAATGTGTTCCCACTTTTCGCCGTTTCCGCCGCCAAGCAACCAGCCTGAAAGGTCATTCTCGTGCAGACGCTGCATGATGACGATAATCGGCGTGTCTGGACTGTTTAGGCGCGACTCAAGAACCTGCTGGAATTGGTTGATAGCGCTCTGCCGGCGCACCTCAGATCGCGCCTCGCCGGCCTTCATTGGGTCGTCGATTAAGAGCGCCCCGGAAAAACCTTCTCGCATCTTGCCCGCACCGAAGCCGGTAATCGTGCCGTCAAAACCCGTCGCATAGACCACGCCGCCATCTGTCGTATGCCAATCACCCTTGGCCGATGAAACTTTCGACAGTTCGACGTGCGGGAATATTTGACGGTATTCGTCAGATTGAACGATGGAGCGGGCACTCGATGCGTTATTCAGTGCCAGGTTAGCCGCATAGGACGTATGAATGAATTCGCAGTCAGGAACTTTACCGAGGCACCATGCGATGAAATTGACGATGACAAGTTCGGTTTTCGAGTACCGTGGAGGAATGTTAATTATCAGTCTTTTAATTTCACCACGGAAAACAGCCATCAGCGCATCGCAGATGATCTTGTGATGCTTGGCGCGTACCCATTTCGACTTCTTGCGCGCCTTGAACATGTAGCGCGTGAAGAAGTAAAAATCCTCCTGGGCCATGCGCTGGGTGACGTATAGCTCTTTGGCGTCCATTAGCATTCCTTCGCTACGGCGGCGGCAATGGCGGCAAACTCGTCTGCCGTTGGCGGTGGCAGCTTCTTCTGTCCTTCGTCGTCCACGTTCTTGATGCGCTCGATGTAATGGCCGGCAGCCTTGCCGCGAGCCACTTCGGCAGCGATTGCAGCCTTGATGTCGCCTCGAGACTTTGCCATGTCGCGCAATACCATCAGTTCGCGCAGGTGTTCTTCCAGATCGCAGGCGACGGTCTTTGCCACTTCGGCCCGGACAAGCTTAATCGCGTCCTGAATCGCGTTCGATCTGAGCATGTGCGATGCGGCAAGCGCAATCGCGTGGTTATCCCGGTCATCGGTGACGTCAAAGGCAAAGCGATACGCATTCGCGCCCTGATTCCCATTGCACAGCCATTCGCGCAGGAACAGGTTTTGCCGCCCTGTTAATCCGGGGAAATATAAGTCACATGTGCCGGAAAACCCGAGCGCCGATGCTTTTACGATAACAGCTCTGCGCTTATCGTCAGGCGCTGAAAACGGCCTCTGGATGATGTCCAGTTCAGCCTTAGCACGCTCCAAAGTCCATTCCTCGACAAGCTCATCTGCGACCATTGGCGCTTCTGCCTGGTCTGCATTGGTGGCTTTTGTTTTAGACTTTGGTTGTTTCATGCTTGCAATTGTAGCATTCTGGTCTAGACGTCCTAGTTTCGCACTACAATATCAATTTTCAAAGCGGCAATACCTTACAGGGGGAAATATGACTGACCGCACAGTGCAATCGCAGGACGGCGCGTCACTTGAGCGCTTGCATGATAATGGAGACGGCACATTTTCACGCGTCGTTTATGTACAAAATCCTGGCGGCGGCGGTGGCGGCGGATCGCTGTCCGATACCATCCTGACCGATGACAGCGGAACGTTCTTCATTGCCCGAGACAGTGGCACCGCGCTGACTTACATCACGCTGAGCGGTTCACCGTACACCCCAAGCACCAACATTCGACCGGCCGATGTGCCGGGCATCGCTCAGCTCCATACAGACAACGGCGCAGATGGTAATGGCATAACCCCGCCGACTGGCGGTGCAGGCATTCGCGGCTGGCTGTCAGGCATCTACAAGGCAATCACCGGTAACGTGACCATTATTGACGCATTTCAAGCGCCAATCGTAACGAACTGGACTTCGGCTACCGCCCAGAATACGGCCGTGACGATGGTGACATCTGGATATGACCTGGTCAACGTCACCATCAATCCTCCAGCAGGCTTGACGGGTGGCGCTATCAGTTTCCAAGTGTACGACGGTGCAGGCTGGATTGCAGTAAAAGCTGCGCGTACCGACTCGTACCTGACTGATTCCACCTTCCAACTGACTAACTCGCCAGGCTTCAAGGCATGGCAAGTTCCTGTTTCAGGCTTCCCCCAGTTCAGGATCATCCTCAGCAGCGCCATCGTTGGCTCTGGTACTGTGGTAGCTACGACCATCGTATCGTCCGCTCCTGACGTCTCCATCGTAACGGCTGGCCTCGATCCTCAATCTCCACTGCCGGCTGGTACGAATGCTCTGGGTAGCGTGATTACCACCAACGGCTATACGCCTTCGTCGGCGGTCATCGGCGCTGGCACGATCACTGCGGCAACTGGCCTGGGAACTGTCACTGCTGCTGCAACGGACTACATCGCAGTCCTGGCAAATCCGACCGCGAACTATCTGTGCTTCCAGAACCAGCACGCCAGCGCTAACATCTGGATCAATCCTCTAGGTCCGGCCTACGCATCGGGATCATATACCGGGCAAAAGATTCCGGCAGGCGGCTCCTTTGTATGGGACGCACGCGTGCCGGTGACGGCGCTTCACGCAGCTAGCGATACCGCTGGCGCTAACTTCTTCGTGCAGGTGGCATAATGGGCGGCGCAATCAATCCAATCAGCTCCGCCAGCTATGGCGTCCTTGAGCTTTATCCAAGCGGAGATACCACCGGCGTCACTGACTTGGCGAACATTCAAACCGCGTTGAACTTGACGGCCCAAGGCGCAAAGATGCGTCTTCGCAAGGGTACAGGTGCCGGTAATTACTACGTCAATGCAGCCATCCAAATGCCTACCAACGGCCATCTCGATTCCGATGCCGGCGTGACAATTCAACTAGTGGGCGGCGTCCTCGGCTTGGCGGGATGCTCTTGGTCGTCTTCGGTGAATCCGACGCAGGTTACCGTGCCGAACGTGGCCGGCATCACGGCCGGTATGCTGGTATCTGATGCAGCGGGTAATCTGGCAGCTGGAACTCCATTTGTTGGTATGCCGTTTGGTGCCAGGATTATCAATATCGTCGGTAACATTCTTTTCCTCTCTGCCAACGTATTGACGACCAATGCCAACGGCACGCTGAATTTCCACGTTACCGACAACGTAATCACCTGCCAGAGCGTCAGCAACTTCTCCATCACTTGCCGCGATGGCTGGCTGAACTTGGACGGCAATTACGCCATCTGCTACCCCTACGATGTGACTTCGCAGGACGGTCTACGCAATGCGCTGTACATGAATCAAGTGAATGACTTCTTAGTAGATGGAGTTTGTGGTCAAAATGCAATTTATCATGGTTTCCAATGTACCGGCCCGAACAGTGGTGCCAAGATCGGTCGTTATCGTGGCTATCACAATGGGTTCAGAGATATCCAGTTGGAATCGGGAAATACTGTCCTGCACGGGACGGTGACGGCTACGACTTCTTCCCCTACCTTGACCGGTGTCGGCACTAAGTTCACGACTGAACTATCACAAGGCGACACTGTTTATAACCTGTCAAATGCACTGATCGGCACCGTGTTGACCATCACTTCTGACACCGTGGCTACTCTGGTAGCAAATGCGGCCGTTGCTGTAACAGCGGCCGCAATACAAAACGCTCGCTCCTTCCGCGACAACCAAATCACGTCAATCGAAGCGAGCTTTAGCGGCTGGCAGGCATTCCGCACTCGGCAAGGTTCTGAGGTCAATGCTGGCGTATTCATCGCCTTTGCGAACAACGTCAATACCCAGGTCGGTAGCATCCGTGTCAAGAATAGCTACGGAAACGGGGTGGCTATTACTGGCGGCATCAATCAGTACCTCACAGGATATCCAACGGCTGTTACAAAACGCTTCCAAGTTGGTCAGATCATCGCCGAGAGCTGCGGCTACGGCGTTGCACTGTATAACGGCCTGAGCAAATCTGAAATTGGCCCGATTAACGCAGCCGGCACTCAGACGTATATTCCAACTGGATGCGATACAGTGTCAGCCTCGTCGTACTTGGTCTACTACGTGGATACGAACGGCACCGAGCATTCGATCAAGGCCCGAGATATCGACTTGCCGACAGGCTCCATTGCGGCGTATGGTATCCAGTTCGGTCAGCGAATCGTCATGTCTGGCGGAACGACAGGGATGAACTTTGATGGTGCCACTATTTGGACTATCACCCCTGGAGGTGGCGCAGGTGGCAAAGACCGCGTGAGCGTGATCTATGAAAATAATGAAGCCAGTGATCCATACACCACCGCAGCAACTAATACATGGGCGCATATCTGGAGCGTCCGTGGTTCTGCGACATTCTGGAGCACCTCTCCCGGAACTGGAACGCCTTTAAAAGACATCAAGATAGCTTCTATTGAATCTCATAACTGCGCTAAAGGAGCGATCCTATGCTCCAATTATTCGACCACTACTTATGACTACCTGGACATCGACATCGGCTTTATAACGGCCGATGGTGGTGTACAGGGCATCAACATTGGCGGCTGGCAGAATTTCTCGTTCGGCGCTCTGCGTCAACGCGACCTTGGCAGCTATAACCCGCATATCAACTCCGCAGGCCAGGACTCGTTTATTAATAACTGCTCCGGTTTTGAGATTCGTAACTTTTCGCATGAGCAGTTCTCGGCTGCTTATACCGATGGCGGCACGCGTCTGAAACTGGATGCAAACTGCCGCGACGGGATTATCTACGCCAAGGGGCTGCTCGCGCCGGCATCGCTGCCCGCCATCCAAGTGCTTACGCCTTCAGGTGCAGGCGCTAATTCGGTAGGATCAACCGGCCCAATCGTCTTGGTCAATCCAACGGGTGCGACGGGCGCGACGTTGACAGTTGCCGCATCGCAAATCAGCAGAGTAGACGCCACGGCCTGCATTATCACGCGGCCGTCTGACTCGCCTTAAGCCTCTCGTGAGACACAAAGCCGCCTACTCTGGCGGCTTTTTTTATCCCTCCGACCCTTCTCTCTGCAGAACTTGGCGCCGCTCTTTCATCATGGCCTCGGCGATAAGGTAGGCTTTCTTGGCGATGAAGACTTCTTCCAAAATGCCGCAACCATCTTCTCGAGCATCAAGTAGTTCGTCCTCCAGCAATACACGCATCGCTTGGCCAGCAAACCGATCACGCGTGGCAATGAAATTGTCGCGGGATATTTTCGCCTGGTGAACCTCCATCGAGTTGCGCATTTCCTCGGTGATCTTGGCGAAATGCTTAGCGAACTCGTCGTCGCCTCCGTTGTTGTCGTTCATTTTTCTTCTCCCATTAAAGATATTTTTTTGTTTAAACCAT